CAAAAACACTTGACAAATACACAAAAACTTGGTATAATTAGGGTATCAAAAGAAAGTTAAGGAGTTTTAGAATGACTAAAGCAGATTTTATAAAGTTATCAGAAGATACAGGATATAAAAGTTTCAAAGATTTAGTTGAAGCAATGGGCTACAATAGAAGAACATTAGATAGATACAAAGAGGATAAAATATTATCATCAAAGTTTGAAAGTAAAACTTTGGAATTTATATCAAAAGTAAAACCTACAGTAGAAAAAAAGCAACAACCACCAAAAGAAGAAAAAAAGGTTGTTAAAAAAGAACCTGCAAAAAAAGAAACAATCAAAAAAACAGAAAATAAAAAAGTTGAAGAACATAAACATATTGAAAAAGTAGAGAAAAAAGAAACTACAGCACCAAAACAAGTTGATAAAAAAAGCAAAGATGAAATTGGCATTGATATAGATAATGAAGTTTATCACAGTAGTAAAAAACTTGGAAGTTCAAAAGTAAAGTTAATACTAGAAAATGCACTTGAATTTAAACAAAGATACATTACTAAAGAGATTGGACAAACAAAAACAGATGCTTTGCTAATTGGAAGCATACATCATACTTTAGTATCAGAACCACAGCATTTTGATAGAGATTATACAGTTTTAGAAATATCATCAAGAGCAGTAAAAAGCGAACTGGTAGATGCAGTAGAAAAACTTGGTGGAGTAGTTGAGACAAGAGAGAACAGCAAAAAAGAAATTGTTATTGCAGACACTATTGATACATTAAAAGAAAAAATTGAAGTATTAAAACAAAAATCAGAAAAAACAATCGTAACAAAAGCACAAGTAGATATAGCAAAATCAACAGCAGAAAAAGCATTAAATAGTATGTTCACTATTGAAGTTGGTATGAAAACACTACTTAAAGCAAAACTAAAAGATGTTTTACAGTTAGATACTTGTTATGTAGAAAAAACATTTTATGGAGTGATAGATGGTGTGGAGATGCAGGTAAGACCTGATATATTAGTAAATTTATCTAAAGAAAGTAAATTATGGTTTGTTATTGATTTAAAGACAGCAGAAGATGCAACTATGAAAATGTTTGCACAACAAAGCAGTAAATTTTTCTATGATATACAAGAGTATATATATCGTGAAGTGTTGAGACAAAATGGAATTATTGTAAAAGATTTTAGATTTTGTGTGGCAGGGAAAAAAGAAACAAGTAGAAGTGCATATTATCAGTTGCACGAAGAGGATATAGAAGATGCAGGAAAAATGGTATCTCAAATATTAAAAAAATATAAGTGGTGTTTGGAAAATGACATTTGGGAAGAAGGAAAATTTGATTATCATAGATTAAGATTTGAACCAACAGCTACAATTAAATTACCAACTTATAGAAAATTCCAAATGATTGATATGGGATTAATGTAATGAAAAAATATACAATAGAATATGATGCAGAATTTATAAAAGATAGTAGCTATATTGCAATAAAAGTAATTGAGCCTATAGAAACAAATGAAGGAATTGGAGACCAAATTGGAATATATAAAGAAGATAATATATTAGAATTTGATGAATGTATAGATATTGATAATGAAGAAATTAGAGAGTTTATCAAAGACTATTTTAAAGACTATAAATCAGTAATGGGATTTATCAGAAGGATTACACAATGATTACAAAAGATGATATTATTAATGCTTATGTGCATTTGAGAAAAACAAATTTTAGCATTTCAGATGAAGCACTTGATTTTATAAAAAATAGTGCATTGGAAAAACTAAAAGAAATGAATGAAAAAGAAGGTTTGGATAATGATGTTAAATATCTAAATGAAAGATTTACACAAAAAGAGATGAGAGCAGTTGCAGAAATGTGTATGGGTACAGGAATTGGAATTGACACAGTAGCACAATATGTAAGATATAGGAATGAAATTAAGAAGCCTATAAAAACTACAAGACCATTGAAAGCACTAATAAAAAAGTTAGTAGATGCAAGTGAAAAAGGTTATGTGATACAAGAGATTTTAGAAATTATGTACGATAACGAATGGCAAACTTTTGAACTGGAATGGATAGATAAGAAGATACCAAAAAAAAGTACACAAAATTCATTATCAGAGTTTGGATTTAATTCAAGTGAACAGGTATTGTTGAAATGAAAATAAAGATAGAAAGAATTGAAGAGTATGAGCTTTATATAAGAAAATCATTACATAAATCAACTAAAGACAAAAAGAAAATAGATGCTTTAATTAAAGTTCTAATGGAAGGCTTTAATGATGGTATAAAATTCAACAGTGGAAGGCTTATGGTGGACATAGATGAATAGAGTAGATTTCTTAATGCAAGGATTAAATGTTAATGCAGTACAGGCAAGTTTAGTATCTGAATTAATATCAGATATACCAAATGAACAGCTAAAGAATTTTCTAATATTCAGAATGAAGTTTGTGGAAGAATTTAAGAGCAATGAGCTTATAACCAAAACAGCACTTTATGAATATAGAAGATTACAAATGGAACAAAGACTAAGAGATGGAGAAGAACCATTTGATACAGTAGAGCAGGTACAAAACTTTGTAGAAACATATTACAAAAATAAAGACATAGGTTATGGGCTTGGAAAATATTATGACTTTGTTGTACTTGGATTAGATAAAGATTGCAACATATTAAATAAATACTACATAAACGAACACGGAAGCTACTACAAGCTAAAAAGTGATGAGAAGGCAATAGTGTATGACTTCTTATTTAAAAATCAGTCTAGGATAGGTGTAGTGAAGTATTATACAAGAGAAGAAATAGAAAATAAACTAAAGATGATAGAAAACCAAAAAGAAAAAGTTATAGAGATTGATTACAAGGATAATACTATAGACCCTAAGGTAATGGAAATGATGAAAAAAGCAAAGGATAAAAGAGTTTAACAAAAAGTTGTTAAAACAATCAAAAACACTTGACAAATACACAAAAACTTGGTATAATTAGGGTATCAAAAGAAAGTAAGGAGATAAAATGGACAAAAAGAAAAGGTATGCAGTAACAGTTGATTTATATGTTTATGCAGAAGATGATGATGAAGCAAAAAAAGAAGCAGAGTTTTACAAAGAGCATATACAATTAGTTGAAGATAATAAAGCAAATGTTGTATCAATTCACGAAGCACCATTTGCAAAAATGGGAAATTTAAGAGAGGTAAAATAATATGGCAATAATAATTGAAATTGTAAATCCAAAAATGAATTTATCTAAAAGAATTGATGTAACAAATTACACAAAAGAAGAAAAGATAAAAACATATAGTGTTTACACAAAAGCAGGTTTTGGAGTTTATGTTGCAGAAGGTATTGAAGAAATTATAAAAGGAGAAAGATTATGAAAAAAATAAAAATAGGAGAAGGAAATATGAAAGTAGTTATAGAAACAGAAGAGAGTTTGAATTTTGAAATAAGTGGAGAAACTGTAAAGTTTAAAGTTTTAGTCAATGGTTCAAATAGAATAGTAGAAGATTTGAATGAAAAAAAAGGCTTAGAGATAAAAAAAGTAAATGCACACACTGTATCAGTAGGTGGACAAAAAATAAGCCTAAATAGCTTAGAGAAAATCAAAGGCAAAGATTATTTTGTTTATAAAAATTTACATACAAAAAAACATAAAATATCTTTAAGTAAAGATGATGCAGAAGGAAATGAAAAATTAGAACTTATCGGTGGATTTCATTATGGACTTTATGATGAAAATTTTAAAGGCAATGAGGATATACCTAAAAAGTATGCAAAAAAGATTAGAGGTATTAATGCTTATAGTATTTGGACACAAAATCATAAACCAAAATGTGATGCACAGGGAATGGTTTTTATTCCAAAACTTAAAATTTGGGTAGATATATACTTAACAAATTCAAACTATAAAGAGAATGGAACATCTGTATCGGAAGGAAAAATCTTAGCAGGTTGGAAAGCAGAAGGAAGAGAAACAGATGGAAGAGAAGAGTTGTTTTTAAAAGACTTTGTTGAGATAGGAGAAAGCTTTAATAAAAGATTATTAACAAAAAAAGAATTTGAAGTTTGTATGAAAGGTGTATCAGAAGGCAGAAGTGCAGGTAATATTGATGATGGAACAATACAACACATAGAGTTTTTAATGTCAAGATACGGAATAGAACAGGCAGTTGGAAATCAATGGGTTTGGAGCTTAGATAAATATGAAGATAGAGATGATAGACAAGTGATTTTGGGTGGCTATCGTGACGTTGGCGTGCATGCAGGTTCTCGTTGTTCGCATTGGAGCGATTCTCTTTCGACTTCGTATTGGGCTTTTGGTTCTCGTTTCGCTTGTGACAACTTGATACTTGACTAACGAACGAAAGTGAGTGGTATTATGAAAAAGCTTACACAGAAAAAATGGGTAGAGAGTGTATTGTTTGAAACAAATAAAATAAGCAGAAATCATTGTTTACAAAACTATGTATCAAGACTTGGAGCAATAATAGCAACTCTAAAAAGTGAAGGATATGAGTTTGAAGCAGACTATGTAGAATATCAAACACTTATGGGTTGGAGTGGAAAAGATTATGTGTACACAGTTACAAAGTTTCCAAAAGAAATACAGGAGAAAATAGATGCAAGGAATAAATAATTTATTAGAGTGTCCATTTTGTGAAAGCAACAATCAAAAACAAATAATTTCAGTAAATAGAATTAGTGAAAGTGAATGGAAAACAGATGGTTGTTATATAGAGTGTGAGTGCGGAGCAAGAAGCGGAAAAGAAGAAACACTAAATGATGCAGTAGCAAGATGGAATAGAGATTATGAATATTTTATTAAAAAAGATGGAACACCAAATCTTTTTACAGTAAAATTTATAGCATACACAAAAGGATATAGTGGCTACAAAGGAGAAGAGCAGTATGAATTTGAAGCAGAAAATATGGAAGATGCAAGACATTGGGTTATAAATCATTTAGATTGTAGTTGCCAGTGGACTATAAAAGAACTATAATATAAACTACAGGAGTGCATAAAGTAACTACAATGCACTCCAAAAAACTACAAAAAGAAAACAAAAAGTTGTTAAAACAATCAAAAACACTTGACAAATACACAAAAACTTGGTATAATTAGGGTATCAAAAGAAAGTAAGGAGTTAAAAATGGCAAAGAGATATGAAGTTAAATTCAATGGTGTAATTTTACTAAAATCATCTACGAAAAGAGATGCAGAAGCATTTATGAGAAAGTTAAACAAAGACAATATGAGAATAAAAAAAATTGCACAAAAAATAGAAGATGAAGGTGGGCAAGTGTTTGGAACAGTTTACTTAGATAAAGTAGATGGGGATTATGAATATCCAATAAAACAAAAAAGGATTTAAGTTGAAAAAGCTAACAGATAAACAAAATGTGCAGATTGAAAGAAAAAGTGGAAGATTGAAAGATTTAGGAATTACAATAAAGTGTTACATTTTTGTAAGTGGATATGATAAAAATTCTACACATAGTGAAGATGTAACAGCATTTGGTTTACAACACAGTTCAATTCTAACAAAAGAAGATAACTCAAAAGATATTGAAGAGAAAGAAGCTTCAACACTTTTGGTAGATGGAGAAATGGTTGAAATAGATGGTAAAAAATATGTTACACACTTAGCAGGGGATTATTCAGATGCTATATGGTTTAAAGAAGTTGGATACAAAGAATTAGTTGAGATTAATAAAAGTAAAAATTTACTTGAAGGTAGAATTACAAGAGGTGCTTATAAAGATTATATCGGTAGATTTTGTGAAAACTCTTCACAGGGGAAAACTTTTGTAGTCTTTAATGCAGATGGTAAAACAGTTGAAATAATAGATGCAGATAAAAGAATAGATAGTGAATACTTTGATAGCAAACAAGTATCTAAAATTTGGTTATCACAGTTTAGGAGAGAAAAGTAATGAAAGTTTGGAGAGAAAATTATGGTGCAGATGCAGATGGAAACAGAGGACAAATGGTAACAATGTATGAACTTGAAGGAACAGATGCAGAAATTGAAGATATTGCAGAAATTTTATATGATAGTTTCATAGATGGAGAAGTGCAGGGATTAAAAGAAATTGAGTATGAAGGATTGACTATAGAAGTTGAAATATCAGATTATCAAGATAAATTAATAGAAATTGCAGAAGCAGATGAAGATATTGATAAAGAGATTTTAGATTGGATAAAAGAACTAAAAAAACATAATGCAGGAGAAACAAAATGAGTGAAGAAAAAGTAGATAAAAAAGAGCAGAATTTATACTTATGGAAGCAAGTTCAAGATACACCAAAAGAGCTAATAACAGAGTATGAAATTGAAGATGGTAAAAAGCTAAAAACAGTTGCACCAATAAACAAGATGAAAAAAGCTACAGAGATGTTTGGTGTATATGGTGCAACTTGGAAATTAGAAAAAATAGTGCATAGTGAAAAGACAATATTTAATAATTTGATATTGGCTTTAATAGATGCAGAATTTGTAGTTTATGATGAAGATAAGAAAACAGAAATTACAAGGTTTCAAATTTCAAATAGCACACCTATAGTTTCATTCGTTGATGATAAATTAAAAGTAAATTTTTCATATAGAAAAGCACTTGAAACAGATACGATAAGTAAAGCATTATCAAGACTTGGATTTAATGCAGACACTTACACAGATACTGAAATACTAAGAACTAAAACAGATGAAAAAGATGAATTACTTAATGCAGATTTTGTAGATATTGGAGAAAGTACAGATGAATAAACAACATAACTTAATAGTGCAGTATTTACAGATAATGCAGGAGCAGGAAAATATGATTAATGAGTTGAGCAAATCAAATGTTCAACTTGTTAAAAGAAATAATGAGCTGAAACAACACAAGAGAATGTACAAAGAAAATATACTTTATTGGAAAGCAGAACACGATAAATTACAACAGTGTTTGATTGATATAAAAGCAAAATGTGTAAATGTGTATGAAGCAAATGCAATAAGTATATATAAACAAAATCAAGGTTAAAAAAATGTACACAAAAGAAATGCAACTTGGAAAACCAAAAGCAAAAAAAGAAAGCACATTTGGAAAAAGACCATCAAGAGGAACATTTGGTAAAAAGCCTACAGTATGGAATAAAAAAGGTAAAAATTTAAAGCCAAAAGTAAAGAGAAATGATATTGTAGATGATAAATATTCAAAGTGGTTAGGAACTCAACCTTGTGCAGTTACTGGAATAGTTGCAGAAAGAGGAATGGGAGCTAACAACATACATTGCCATCATATACACGGAAGAACACCTGTAAGAAATGATTACTTGCAAACACCTTTAATGGGATATATCCATAGTTGGGGATTTTCAAGTTATCATAGCAGTACAAAAGCAGATTTTATAAAGCATAATAAATTACTTATAGATGATGTAATAGAATTTTTTGAAGATATAGCAAAGATGTATGTTGAAAAATATATAGATGAAGGCAATGAGATATTATGTAGCTATGATGATATTTTTAAAAAACAAAACAATTGATTTTTTGAGAAATTAATGGTATAATTAAAAGAAATAAGAGAAAAAGGAAAAAACAAATGAATAAAACAGTTAAAGAGCTACTGAACATCAAAGATAGAGATGGAACTTATGCAAATGAAAATAGTGCATATACTTTTAGTCCTGATGAGGTAAAAGAATATTTTGGGGTTTCGCTAAATGCAGTTTATTCTAGTAGAGAGCATAGCAAATCTCAACAGATTAAAAAAGCAAAAGCAGAAAAAAATGGTACTGTATTTATTACAGACAAGTTAGACAAGCTTATGGCATTTGATAAGCTTAAAGAAGCTATAAAAAGAGATGAGAAAAACACAGTTAAAATAAGTGGAGATAAAGAAGGTTTGCTAAGTGGACTTGAAAATATCTTAGCAGAAGATAAAAACTATGAAATCTACTATAAGGAGATATAGATGAAAAAGTTAGAGATACAAAAAAGCACATTAGTTGGAAAGCTTATTGAAGCAGTTGAATATAAGGATTTTGAGAAGCAAATAAAATCAGTTGATAACATTGCAGATACATTAGCAAAAGTTGATGAAACAATTGAAGCAAGAGTAGAAGAAGGGAAGGCTATAAAAAAAGATGTTGATACAACTTTGAAGCCTTACAAAACAGCAATGCAAATTATTAGAACAAACACAGCTTTGTATATGCAGAAAAACAACATTGAAAAGATTGAGGGAATAAAATCAAAATCAATCACATTTCAAGCAGAAAAAAAAGTAATAACAACAGTTGCTAAAAAACAAATATTAATAGGTAGAAAATATACTGATTTATCTGAAATAAGTTATGATAAATTAGTTGAAATGCTAGAAGAAAAAGGTGTAAAAACAAGAACAGTAACAGAAGATATTACAACAACAACTCCACAAAATATAAGGTTAATGAAATGATAATTAATTTAGAAGGTGTAGAAGTAGAAGATACTGAAAGAGTATATATAAAAAGAGAAGGACAAATTACTTTAAAAGCAGTAAAGGTAACAGAGCATAAATCAGCAAGTGGTTATCCTGCATTTAAAGTGCATTTTCAAGATAGAGCAGGTCATTATGCAATAGATGAGTTTGTAGTTACAGAAAGTGCATTATGGAGAGTTAAGATGCTAACAAAAGCATTAAAGCTACCAAATACAGTAGATACAAATTTAGCAGTAGGAAGATATGTAGTTGCAACTTTTAAAGCAAAAGGTACACAAAATGGTGGACAAATATTTGAGATTAAAAAGTATGAGCCATCAAAACTTACGAATACTTATGAGCCACCAAAGTATCAAGCACCTGCACCAACATATCACGACCACAATAATAATGAAATATCAAAAGAACAGTTTGATGCAAACAATGCAAAAGCAAAAGCAGATATGGGAATTGATGATAATGATGAGATACCATTCTAGAAGATGGTTGATATAAGACAATTATTTTCAGCAAAAGATGAAAGTAATGGAGAACTATATGGAGCAGGTTGGGAAGATGCAATTTGCTTCATTATGGATAACTATGAAATAAAAGATAGAAATGGAGAGCCTATACAAATAGGCTTCAATATAGAAATAGATGAAGATGAAATAGTTAAAAAACTAATGGAGAAAAAAGATGAAAAATAAAGTATTACAATGGGCAAAAGAAAAAGGGATTTTAGATAAAGCAACTCCAAAAGACCAAATGTTAAAAACAGTAGAAGAGGTTGGAGAGTTAGCAAATGCAATTGGAAAAAATGACAAAGAAGAAATAAAAGATGCAATAGGAGATATTGCGGTAACTATTATAATTCAAGCAGAATTAAATGGACTTGATTTTGATGAGTGCTTAGAGAGTGCCTATGAAATAATTGCAAAAAGAAAAGGCAAAATGGTTAATGGAATTTTTGTAAAAGAGAATTAGTATGACAAGTATTACTGGATTTTATCCAAAAGACATAGCAGTTAATGGCTTCGACCAAAAGGTTGAAGTCATTGATGTTTCAAGGGGAGAAATTGTATTTAGTTGGATAGATGAACACAAGGTAGATACAATGCAGGAAGATGAATTTGATATGATTTTTAAAAAGATAGATTATGAAAAAAAGTAAAACTGGATTAAGAATAGTAAAAAAAGCAAAAGATAAACACATAAGAGCAACAATATATGGCTTTGTTTATGATGATAGAAAAATAAATATGGAGAAAATAAATGAGAAACTTAACAGAAGCACTAAAGAAGAAAGTTTCAGAGATAGAAGATAAGGCAGATTATGATGATTTAATGGAAAACATAAAGCTAAGTTCAGCACCACTTGAAATAAGACAAGAAGCAATAAACTACCTAAAAACACAACACCCACAATATGATGAAAAAAGACACACTCCAACAAAAGAAGTTTTACAAATGATTAAAGATGGAGAGTCGGATATATCAGATATTGGAAATGGTTACTAAAAAAGAATTTAACAAAAAGTTGTTAAAACAATCAAAAACACTTGACAAATACACAAAAACTTGGTATAATTAGGGTATCAAAAGAAAGAAAAGGATTTAAAGATGGAAGCAGAAACAAGAATGTTAGTATTGGCAGAATACTTAGGGATAAAAGAAGAAGATGTTGAAAATGAAATAATAGAAACTTCACATTGCGATAAAACATTTGAAGCAGAAGGTTGTGAGTATATGGTGCTTACAGATGATGAAGCAGATGAGTATGCAAAAGAAAACATTGAGCAGTCAGTGTGGGCATTTGTTCCAAATTTTATTATTTCACACAGCGAGGTATTAGACTATGATGATGCAAGTGAAGCTATAATAAAAGCAATTCAGGAGCAATGCGAAAACGGAAATGAAGCTATGACTAAACTAATTGATAATATGGAAGAGTTTATAGAAGATGCAAAACAGGCAGATGGAAGAGGGCATTTTATGAATTCTTATGATGGAGATGAAATAGAGATGTTTGGAAGTAAGGCAACAGCAGAAGATATGTATATTTACAGAATGAACTAAGGAGAAAAATATGAGAGCAAAAAAAGTAATATTATTAGATTTAAACAAAACATTGGCAGAAGAGATAAGTTGTAACTTTAGAACATTTACATATAATGTGGAAGGAGATGTTTACAGTAAGGCATTATCAGATGCAATTTGTAGAGGTTTTGAAATACACTTAGTTACAGCAAGAACAGACAACTATCAAGAGGAAACACTTGCTAAGATTGAAAAAGATTTAGGTTTAAAAATTGATGTTGCAGTATTTAAAAGTTATGCAAACAGATTTAAAAAAGTACACGACTTCAAAAGAGAATATGTTGAAAGACTTTTGATGAGTGGAGAATATGTTGCAGAAGATTTTATTGCAATTGAGAGCAATTTTACAACACAGAGAGAATTTGAAAAACTTGGTATAAAAAGCATCTACACAAGAGTATCTTTCTTACAAATGTTAGCAGAACAAACAGGAGAATAAAATGGCAAAAGAAAAAAATTTTAGTTTCAAAAGTATAGAAAACTTTGATGAACATATTGAAAACAGTATCAAAGGTTATGGAGAGCTAGTACAAGATATTCAGAATTTATCTGAATACTTTGTAGAGCCAAACACAAATGTTTATGATGTAGGGTGTAGCAGTGGAAAGCTAGTTTATGAATTAGCAAAAAAACACAGAAAAGCAAATGTTATTGGTATTGAAAAAGAAGATAATTTTACAAAATCATTAGAGAATAAGAAAAATGCACTATTTAAAAAGATGGATTTCTTTGATGTTGAAAATATGACAAATGCAAGTTTTGTTACATCTGTATTTACAATGCAATTTATTCAACAACACAAAAGATTTAAAGCAATTCAAAAAGTTTATAAATCTATGAACTATGGAGCAGGTTTTATTTTGTGCGAGAAGATGTTAGCAGAAAATTCTAAGTTACAAGACATATTAGCATTTATGTACTACGACCACAAAAGAAACAACTTTACAGATACAGAGATACTTGATAAAGAGTATGATTTAAGACATCAAATGAAACTATACACATTGAATGAAAATATTGAGATGCTAAGAGATGCAGGTTTTAGAAAGATTGAGATATTTTGGAAGAGATACACATTTACAGGTATCTTAGCAATTAAATAATAAGGAGTTTATAATGGCAAAGAAAAATGTAGAAAAAAAAGTTGTAACACTAAAAGTTGCAGATATTAAAACAAATCCAAAAAATGAAAAAGTACACACAGCAGAAAATCTTGCATTGATTAGACAAAGTTTAAATGATATTGGATATGTAACACCAATTATCGTAGATGATGGAAATATGATACTTGCAGGTCACGGAAGATTTGAAGTTATGAAAGAAGATGGAGAAACAGAAATAGAGGTTGTAAAACTTACAGGCTTAAAACAGGTGCAAAAAGACAAGTTTAGAATTTATGATAATCAAACAGCAAGAACAGGACACTATGACAATGAACTACTTGTACAAACAGTAGAAGGAATACTTGGTGCAGATGCAGACTTTAATATTAGCATCTTAAATATTGATGGATTAGTTGAAGGTTTTAGTGAAGATGTACTTAGTTTTGATATGGGCAAGGTAAAAATGACAGACTTTAAAGAACAAAAAAAAGTTTTAATAATTACAACAGATAAGCTAGGAGAGGTTAAACAACTACTTGACAGCAAAAGCATTGAATATGTTGAAGGAATTGACAATGATGATAAATGATGTACCCTTCAAAAGAGCATTAGTTGTAAATCTAGGTACACAAATAGTAAAGCTAGATGAAACAAAAGATGTAATTTATTCAGAAAAAAAATTATCATCATCAAGTAAAAATCCATACTTTAAAAGCTTTACAGGAATGTTTGGCTTTTTAAAGACTTATGGAGAAGCAATAGATTTTATTGTTGTAAATGATGTAAATGTAAGTGGAATAAAATCACTACAAAAAGTTATAGAAGAATACAAAGTTGAGAAAATAGCATTTAGTAAAAAAATTGCAACTTTAAACTATAGTTTTTTTGATAAAAGATATAAAGCAAATTTAACTAAAGAGAAGTTTCTAGCACTTTTAAAAGATATATTGAAAGTAGAAACATATTCAGCAGAAGAGAATGGAGTATTATATGTTTTCATTAAAAAAAGTTGAAATAAGAAATGTACTTGGAGATGTAAACAATCCACGAATACTAAGTGATGATAGATTTAAATTACTAAGATTATCACTAACTAAGTTTGGTTTGTTAAGTCCACTATTTATTACAAGAACAGGTAAATTATTAAGTGGACATCAAAGAACAAAAACACTAAAGGCAATGGGAGAAAAGCATATATATTGCACAGTTGTAGCAGACCTACCAAAAAGTGCAACAAATGCAGTGAACTTTGCATTTAATAAAGAGCTACAAGAAATAGTAAGTGATGAAGAAGCAGAAACAAGCATAAAAGATAAGCAAAATAAACTATTAGAATATCTTGAAAGCCTTGATGATTTAGAAGATAAATTTTACCACTTAAAAAAAACTACACTTATACACAAATCACAAATAATCCAAACACAATTAAAAGATAAAAAATCACAAGGTAATTCAGCATTGCTATATATGAAAGCAAAAGTGATAATACCACTTATTTTAGATGAGAACTATAATATCATAAATGGAAATGCAAGATACCAATATTACAGCACTATGTTTGATGAGATACCTTGTTTGGTTGTTAATGGAATTACAAATGATGTATTCAAATATATCACAGCAAACTATTCACTAAAAGGCAAAGAAGATAACATTAGACTGGAACAAAGAAGGCATCAAGTAGCAAATAGTTTAAGTGGTGTATATTCTAATGTACTTGTAGGAGATGTGTTAGCAGATGGAAGTGAAGCTTTTAGAAGTAAATATATGAGAACACATTACAAAAGAATTTTAGATTTTGGTGCAGGTAATGGAAAACAGACTGTATTTGCAAGACACAAAGGACACGATATAACACTTTTTGAGCCATTTGCTACATCAGGAGAGGGTTTAAACTTTTCACTCAAAGAAACATACCATAGCTTAGAAAATACACTTAGAGAGCTTACAAAAGATGAACCATTTGATTTAGTTGTAGCAAATGCAGTTTTAAATAGTGTACCTTTTGAAGCAGACTTGAAAAAAGTTGTTACATTATTGAAGTTTTTATCAGCAGGTGCAAAAACACTTATTGTAAGTAGTAGAAATATTACATCATTAAAAACAAACAGTGGAAGCAGTACAGCAACAAAGATAGAAGAATTAGGCAGTAAAGCTTTTGTAAGTACAGGTAACAAAACAAAGATACAAAATTTCCACACAACAAATGATATAGAAAATCTATTTGGAAAAGGTGGTAAATTCAAGACTAAGGCACAGTACACATTTTACAGAGTAGATTATCCAAAGTACACAATAAGCAAAGAAGAGCTACTTGATGCAGTAGAGTTTGAATTTGGAATTAGATACAATAATAGGACATTTAACGATATAAGAGATAGAGCAATGATGGTTTTTAGTGAAAGATATGATAGTTTTTTAGAAAAAGGATTAATAAATGAGTAATAAAGAGAAGAAACAGTACCCAACACCTGCACAAAAAAAGAAGATAAAAATTATACTAGAAGTGTTACAAAAAACAGGTGGTAAACATAAAGCACTTGCTTGTAGAACAGCTAACATAAGTAGAACAACTTTAGAGAACTGGATAGAGAAATTTGATACACTAAAACAGGCAATAGAAGATATAAATGAAGAGACACTAGACCTTGCAGAAACAAAGCTAGTACAGGCATTAGGCAATGGAGAGAAGTGGGCAATACAATATATGTTAGACACAAGAGGTAAAGATAGAGGTTACACAACTAGACAAGAACACAAAGTAGATGAAAATGCAAGTCTTAAAGTGGTATATGAGGACTAAAGAGGTGTTACACATTTTACACATTATTAGAAAATGTGTAGAAAAAAGATTGAACAGAATGAACATTTTTACACAAAATAAAAAAAGTACACATTTTAAATTACACATTTTGCACATTTACACAAAAGTAGTTACACATTTTAGAAAAGTTACACATTTTAGGAATTATAGTTGAGAATTAAAAAAGAAACAGTAATAAGCATACCAACAGTATTTAAGTGTTTGAGACAAAAATCAAGATACAAAGTTTTATATGGTGGAAGAGGTGGTGGAAAGTCTTGGGCTATAGCTATGACTTTATTAATTATGGGTACACAAAAGAGGTTGAGAATTTTGTGTACAAGAGAGATGCAAAACTCAATTCAAGATAGTGTACACAAATTACTTAGAGACCAAATTAATGCTTTAGATATGGAAAGCTTTTACACAGTTACTAAAACACAAATTTTAGGCAAGAATGGAACAGAGTTTATATTTAAGGGATTGTTACACGACCCTGCAAAAATTAAATCAACAGAAGGTGTAGATATATGTTGGGTTGAAGAAGCAGAAAAAATCTCACAACAGTCTTGGGATTTTCTAATACCTACAATTAGAAAAAGAGGAAGTGAAATATGGGTATCATTTAATCCATACTTAGAAACAGACCCTACATACAAAAAATTCATCAAAGCACCACCGCCAAACTGTATAGTTAAAAAAGTAAATCACTATGACAATAAGCATTTTCCAAAAGAACTACAGGAAGAAATGGAATATCTTAGAGAGGTGGATTATGATTTATATTTACACATTTGGGAAGGACAATGTAAAACAGCAAGTGATGCACAAATATTTAGAGATAAATTTGTAATAGAAGATTTTAGTATAAACAAAGTTGCAAAAGAAAAAAATGTACAAGATTTAGCATTTTACTATGGGCTTGACTGGGGATTTGCACAAGACCCTACAGCAGTATTGAGATGTTGTGTAATTGGATATGAATTGTATATTGATTATGAAGCAGGAGATACACAAATAGAATTAGATGATACACATAAACTTATAGACAAAATACCAAAAGCAAAAGAACACACAATAAGAGCAGATAGTGCAAGACCTGAAAGTATTAGTTTTGTGAAAAGACAAGGCTATAAAATAGTAGGTGTTGAAAAATGGAGTGGTAGTGTTGAAGATGGAATTGAATTTATAAGAAGCTTCAAAAAAGTACACATACATAGCAGATGCAAAGAAGTAGCAAATGAGTTTGTAAAATATTCATACAAAGTAGATAGGGTTACAGGAGACATTTTACCAATTGTAATTGATGCAAATAATCACTACATAGATGCACTTAGATATGCACTTGCACCAATGATAAAGCAGAAAACAAATATAATGGTAATTCAGAGACCAAACATTTTAGGATAAAGGAAAGTTATGAGAAAAGAAGTTGTAGATAGAATATTAAAAAAGCTAAAGAAAAACAAGAGAGTAAAAGTTACACAAAAAAAGAATATGCAATACATAGGAAATTTTAAGTGTCATAGCAATAGTTTATCTTATGCAATAAAACACAAAAAGAAAGTAAAGTGCATAGTTGGTGGAGTGCAAGTATTTACAGATTGTGTAGTTGCACATTTTATAGTTGAAATGAAAGATGGAATATACATAGACCCTACTTATGGAAATGTATCTGATATGTACGATAGTTTTATAATTGTAGAAAAATATAAGCCTAAAGATTTTCAACCACTAGATGAGCTTATGAATATGAAAAGAACAATATATCATTTGCTTACAAAAGAACAAAAAGAAGAAGAAACAATAAATGATTTTTAATAAACTTGTTAGCATATTGACTACATAACAAGTTTTAGTTATAATAACAACATAAAGGGTAAAAGATGAATAAAAATGAAATGAACTTAATTTTAGATGCAGTAGATAACAAAAATCCTAAAAGAGAATTGAATTATGCTTTTATAGATTTTAGAAATAATTGCATAGTTGCTACAGATACAAAAAAGTTAGTAATTTTACATCTAAGAGAAGATGAGATAGAAAATTGTTTTGGTACACATTATCTACACAAAAGAATACTAAAAGCAATTATAAGTTTTATGAACAAAGAAAAAGAGATGAATTATAAATTTGTAGATAATCACATAATCATAGATGATATGAAAATAAAGCTAGATACTGAATATGTGTATGATGATAAATACAAATTAAATTATCCAAATATGGAACAGGCTACAAATAAAAGATTTGATGATAGTTTTGTAACAGAAAGTTTAATGTTTATAGATTTTGATACTACACATAAAAATACACACATCAATAGTGATATGTTCAAAGCAGTACAAGAATATGGAGATGCAGGAAAATACAAAGTAAGTAGCATTGCACAAAAAGATAAAGTTGTAGGTATGGTAAAGATTGAAGGAATAAAAGAAAATCAATTGAGATTTACAACTGTACTTATGGGAATAGAATATAAGCCACAAGACCCTACACTATTTGACTAAATATGAATTTTACAAAGAGTTTGATATAATCGTTAAAATAAGCTTAAAGAATAGGAAAAAACAAAATGAGTAGCACAGTAAACAATCAACTAGAAAAAATACAAAGAATGAAACATCTTGGAAAAGTTTGTAATGATTTTTACATAGGTTCAGTAAGAGTTATGAATGAGGAATATTTGCCAGTTTGGAAAGGGGAAAATGAACAATCATACCTTACTAGATTAGCAAACACATCATTTACAAATATGTATGCACCAATAGTTGATGGTTTAGTTGGACTTGTAACAGCAAAAGAGCCAAAGATAACAGGCTATGATGAAATGGATATGAACAATGTTGATATGAAACATAGCAGTTTAAGTATGTTTGGTAAAGAGGTTATTAAAAAATCATTGAATGAGGGTATATGTTTTGTTGTAGCAGAGAAAAATGCAAAAGCAAATAGAATTTATCTTAAAACTTACAGCTATAGACATCTATATAATTACATAGTTAAAGATGGAGTTTTGGAGCAGATTGTATTCAAAGATACAGTGGAAGTTGCAGATGGAGAGTTTGGACTTAAAGAAAGAGAAAGATACAAAGTGTTTAGAGTTGGTGGTGGTGCAATATACTATGAAGCAGATAATGGTGGTGGTATAAAAAGTCAAGTAGAATGGAAGAACACACTTAAAGAAGTTCCAGTAGTTGCATTTAAGACAGGAAAAGAATTAAGCCAATATGAGATAGTACCAAAGCTTTATGATATAGCAAAACAAAATCAAGTTCATTTGGGTACATCAAGTTTTATAGCAAATGTATTATCTATTGCAGGAAATCCAATACCAGTATTTTATGGTGCAACAAAAGAAGGAAAAGTTGTAATAGGTGTAAAAGATGCACTTAAATTTGATGATAAGACAAAAGAAGGTTTTGAGTGGGTAGAGATTGAAGGAAAAACAATTGATAAGCTACAGGAAAAACTAAAGAGAGATGCAGATGATATTGATAAACTTACATTTAACCTACTCACAAAGCAAGATAGTAAAACAGTAATTGATGCAGAGAATACACAAAGAAAAAACTCTTCATTTTTAGCAGATATGGCAACAGAGCTAGAAGTTAAAATGAATAGGATAATGCAGTTTGTAGCAGAGTTAGAAAATAAGACATTACCAAAAGATGCAAAGATAGAATACAAAAAAGATTTTGATGCAACAATCGTTGATTTAGAAATTGCACAAAAACTATTACTTGCAGGGGAAATGAGCAGAGAAACTTATTACACAATTTTAAAAACAGGAAGCCTACCTAAAGAATTTACAATAGAAGAAGAGAATGATAGAATAGAAAGCCAAACATCAACAGGAATTGAGGAATAAAATGCTTTACACAGAAGATGAGGTAATAACAGGAGAAATATATTTTGAACAACAGGCTATTAAAGATAGAAGTTTATCAAAATTTAGAAACTTGTTAAATACAATCAAAAATGAGATTGAAGCAGGAACACCAATAAAGAAGATAAAAAAGATTATTGATACAAGTGATATAAATGCAGATATGCAAGATACACTTCAAGAAATGGCAGAACAGCAAATATCAATAATCACAGGAGAGGAAAGCGGTGTAAATTTAGCAGAAGTAGGACTTGCAGGTTACACATTAAAAGAAGCAGTTTCAGCAAAAAAAGAAGGTGTAAAAAAACAAGCACAAAGATTTATGGCAAATGCTAATGAATTGCTAAAAGACAAAGAAGATTTAGCAACACTTGTAAAAGATGAAATGAGTAAGTATGAAAGAGAACTTGAAGCATTTTATAGAACACAAGCAAAACAAGCAAGACAGCAAGGTTATGAGCAAGTAGATAAAAACAACTATAGAAAAATAAGAGGTTGGATAAGCATTACAATTTTAGACAGTAAAACAAGTGCAATATGTTTAAACTATCAAAATAAATTTTATTCAATCAAAGATTATAAGACAAGAGCAGACATACCAAACAAGCCACCACGACACCCTAATTGCAGAAGCATATTAATTACAGTTTGGGAAGGTGTAAATATAACAAAATACAAAGGTCAAAAACTAAGCACATTTTTGAAAAACAATCCAAAAGTTGCACAAGATATAATGGGTCAAAAGAAGTATAGAATTTTTACTACAGGAAAAGCACAAATTAATAGTTTCATAGATGTAAAAGGAAAAAGATTTTACACAAATGAAGAAATAATCCAAAGACTAGGGATTAAAAGTAAAACTAGACTTGACAAAATAGGGGGTAAATAGAAGTATAACGATTATGGATTTATGAAATATACAGGTGCTAGAAATAGCTTACACAAAAAACAATTTATGGAGTTAAATTATGAACGAAGCATTAAGAAAATTATTAGAAGAAATTGCAAAAGCAAATTCAGAGAACAAAGCACAATTAGAAGAACTTGCAAAAGCAGTGGTTAAAGCAGGAGATGATGAGATAGTAAAATTACAAGGTATCAACTTAGATATTATCAAGTCAAGAGATGAGTTTAAGGCAAAAGTAAAAGAAGTTGGAACAGCACTTAATATTGATATTAATACGGAAAGTGTAACAGAAGCAATTGATGCAATTAAATCAAAAACAGGTGTAAAAGAAACAGAAGCACTTGCAGTTAAAGAAAAAGAGATTGAAGCATTAAAAACACAGGTACAATCACTTACACAAAATTTAGAAACTACAAAATCTCAATCACAAGAGCAAATGTTAAAAGTTGTACTTGAAAGAGATTTAGCAATGGTTTTACCTGCACACAAAGCACACGAAGATATGACTAAATATATTGTTGCAGACATTGAGAAAAAAGCACATTTTGAAAATGGTAAGATTTTATTTAAAAATGAAGATGGTACAACTATTAGAATTGATGGAGCAGATGCAACAATTGATGATATGGTTCTACAACAAAAACTAGCAGATAAAAATGGAAGATTTTTTAACAATGAAGTTCAAGATAGTGGTGGAGATGGTGCAAATGGTTCAAACGGAAATGTATCACTTGGTGGAACACCAAAGTTTTAAAAGAAAAAGTATGATATAATTTATGCAATATGAGTTTTTAATGGATTTTAAAACTTTGTAATGAATTGGATTATGAGTTACACATATAGCAAAAAACAAACAAAAAAGGAAAGAAAATGGCATTATTAAAAGATGTATTATTTGACAATAATTGGAGTTCAGCGAGTTTTCAAAATTCATTCGCAGTAAATAAGCTTATGCAAAGTGGTATATTAACACCAATCAAAGGTTCAATCAGACAAGATATTGATGGACTTGATAGTGATAATATGAAATCAATCATTGTTGCAGGTATCATTTCAAGAACATTTGCAGAGCCAAAAGGTATGGATGCAACAGATACTGAATTGACACCAAACGAGCTAGGACAAACAGAGTACAAAGTGAAAACTTTTTATCAAGCATATTCAGAGTTGGAAAGAAGCATACAAGCAGACATTATGCCTATGAGTATTGCAGATGCAAAAACTCACTTAATTAATGTGTATGGTACTTACTGGGCAACTCACTGGAATAAGCTTATGGCTAATATGATTAAAGGTATGGCAACTATTCCTGAAATCACAATTGGAGATGGTTTATCAAACTTTTCAAGACAACTTGTATTAGATGCAAGAAAAATCAAGGGAGATATTGGTTTTGGTAGAATTGGTAAAATGTATATGTCAAGCACAACACTTTATGATATTTTATCAAAAATTGAAGCAGGTACAATTTCAGCAGGTACAATTGTAGAAACTTATGGGCAAAATACAATCGTAGTTGATGGAGTGCAAACAGTTGTACAATCAGATGTACCAACTTATAAATACAATGGTGTTACTGAAATTGAACTTGATGATGATATGGCAGATGGTGTAGTAGGTATTATTGAGCAGGGAGCATTTGGTATTGGAGAAAGAAATCTTAAACAACCACTTGAAACAGTAAGAAATGCACTTGCAGGAAATGGTAGTGGAATTACACAAGTTGTAAGTAGAAAAGCATTTATTTTACACCCTATTGGATTTAACTTTGTTGGTACATTAGGTACAGACTATTCAAAAGTATCAGAGCTAACTTATGCAGAGTTACAAGGTGGTGGATTATATGAAGTTGCAAATGATGTAAAAGCAACAAATATCACAATCTTAAAGGTTAAAATAGGAGCTTAATAGCTTCTATTTGACTTAAATAAAAAAGGAAAATAAGATGGCAAAATCAGAAGTAGTAGTAGCACTTTTAGAAAAAGCAGTAGAACTTGCAAAAACAAACAATGATGTTGATTTAGCAGATGGTATTGAAATGCTAGAAGCACTTGGAGAAGATGCAGATGGCAGAACACAAGAGTATAAAGACTTAAAAGAAGTTGTTTCAAACATTGAGAATGGACTTAATGGAGATGGTAGTGAAATTGAAGATGAAGAAGAGAAGGCAAGACTTGAAGCAGAAGCACAAGAGAAAGCTAGATTAGAAGCAGAAGCAAATGGAGCTAAAAATGAAACAGTGCAAACGGAAAAGAAAAAGTACAATCTATTTGGAATTAAGCAAATTGGTAGTTTATGGTATAGCGAAAAAGACAACTACAAAACAGGATTTAAAACTGTAGAAGAATGTGCAATTAAGCATAATAGCAAGTAGTAGCAAATGATACCTTTTACAGCATACACAGAAGAAGCATTTGAAACAGCTACAAGTTATCTATCAGTTGAAGAAGCAGATGGAATAATAAGCAATCAAAATGAAAGTGAAACTTGGGATGATTATGATGTACCAACAAAAGAAGCACTTTTAATTCAAGCAAGTTTGGCGGTTGATGGTGCGTATAACTATCAAGGTGTAAAAGTATCAAATGCACAGTTTTTAAAGTTTCCACGAAAAGAGTTGGAAGATGAAGAGGTTTCAAAAGTCTTACCATTGACATTAAAATTTGCAGTAACAACATTATGTTTAAGCTATAGTAACGATAGAGCATTTAGGAACATTACCAAAGATGGAATATCAAAACTTGCAATGGAGTTTAAAGAGATTGAAGATGATATAGGTGCAGATGTACTTGTATTTTTGAAGCCACTTAAAGCAACAACACTAAAAATAGAAGGTTAGAGATGAATATAAATGCTTTGATTAGAAAGTATGGTACTAAAGTAGAAATTGACACAATTGAAAAAGATGTGTTTTTTGATACACAAAAATCATCAAGATATAAGAAAAGTAAACTTTATTCATCTTTTAACACTAAGGTAATACTAACAAAAGAAATAATTAATGCAGATGCGACAATTGTTGTAGATGGTAAGAATTTCTTAGTTATAGAAACAATAGACAGTCCATCACGAAATGGTAAAATAGTGTACAGTGAAACAGGTATATTTGAAGATGATTTTATTCACGATATAAAGTTTTACACACAATCATCAGAAATGAAAGGTTGTAACTTACCTTCAAAATCAGATTTACCATACAGTGAGTACAAAGCAAGAATAAGAACTGAAAAGCCAAATGACTATTTGCAATTTGCTTTGCAGGGTGCAAAAGTACCAACTCACAAAATAACGATAATGTATCAAGATGGAATTAACACAAGTGATTTAATCATTTGGGGAGATAGAAAGTTTGAGATATTGTCAAGTGAGAATATAGATGAGCAAAATGTATTTTTAGAGATGAGTTGTATTGAGGTATTAAATGCCTAAGATAGAATTTGACTTTGAAGAATTAGCAAGAGATACACTTAATGAAATAGGTGGAATTTTGGTAGAACAGGCACAGGGCAATATGGATAAAGTATCTTTTGGAAGAGCTTATATTATTGGTGGAAAAGTACACATAGCAAGTAAGGGTGGAGACACAGCTAACAATCTAAGTGGAGCATTACACGATAGTATAAGATATGAAGTAAAAGGTAGAAATATGGAGTTTGGAGCAGGAGATAGTGAAATTGATTATGCTAAATTTCTTGAAGGCGGTACAGGCAAGATGGAAAGCAGACCAAATTACACAAAATCTATAATTCAGAATGAAGCAAAAATCAATGCTAAAGTGCAGGACTTGTTCATAAAAGGTTTAAGGTATAAAGTATGATAGATTTACTACAGAAGCACATAAAAACAAATATTGCACAATACACTCATCTATTTAATATAGAAACACAAAGCATTACAGCTACATTAAATAGCAACATCATATCAAATACAGGTTTGAGTGATGGAGAATGGACTTTGAGTGGTGCAGTAGATGGAGTGGCAAGTAAAGGTGTAATAAATAGCACTTACGAATTTGAAGGTGGGCAAGTAAATGTAGATAACTTTTTAGGTAAAGATAATTTACAAATGGATTTAATTGCACAAAAAGTAAATGTTGGAACAGCAATAGCAAGAGATGTAGTTTTACAAATGGTAAAAGATAAAAAAGTTGGAAATTGCATTATTGTATATTCAGATACAGCAAGGAATATTAGTAAATCAAGTCCATCAAAAATAAGTGAAAACACAGCAGTAAATGTACTTTATACTATAGGTGTTTTGTTTAAAATAGAAGCAACTCAAATGGAAAGCATTGGTTGCACAAATACAGATATTGTTTTTATTAGAAGTGTACTTGGTATAGGAAAAGATACAGGAACACTAATAAAATTTGAGAATGTTAAGAGTAGATTTTTTGCAGGTAACGATTATTGCGTAGAGTTTGAATTTAGCTATGAGGATATTATGGAATTAGATGATACAATTATAGATAGGTTGAAACACTATGATGCAGAGTTTACAAACTTAACCACAAAATAAAGGAAATCAAAAATGAAAATATGTAGCCAATGCAGAAAAGAAAAAAGATTAGAAAACTTTAGAAAGAGAAGTGATAGGGATTGTTATAGAAGTAACTGTAAGAATTGCGAAAAAATAGAATACAATAACTTTATGAAAACTAAAGAAGGAGTAATTTTAAGAATATACACATCTCAAAAAGGAAGTAGTAAAAAAAGAAATATGCAGAAGCCAACATATACAAAGAATTGGTTTAAAAAATGGATGATGAGTAATCCAAAATTTCACAGATTGTATGATATTTGGGTAGTAAGTGGATACAAAAAAGAATACAAGCCATCAGTAGATAGAATTGATGATAATTTGGGTTATACAGAATATAATATACAACTTGTAGATTGGAATGAAAATCTAATCAAGGGTTTAAAATCAAGAAAAAAGGATAAATAATGGGAAATGCAGACCTTCAAGCACCTATAATTAATGTGCAAGTTATGGCAGGAGATAGTAAGGCAGGATTTGGAGAACAAAGAATACTTATTATCGCACAAGGAAGCGGAACAAACACACCTAAACAACTTATTGAAGATATACAAAAAAATGAAGTTGTTGAATTATGTGGAGAAGGAAGTTTAGCTACAAGAGCTTATAGTAGAGTAAGAGATTTCAATAGAGCAAATGAAATTGATATTATCACTTTACAAGAGCCAGTAGATGGACTGAAAGCACAAGGTGGATTTAAAATTACAGGAACAGCAGGAGAAAGTAAAACTTTAAACATTAAAGTTGGAGATGATACTTTTTTAGTAAGCTTAGTTGTAACAAAAGACCAAACAGCAGAAAATATTGCAGTATCAGTGAAAGATGCTATCAATGCAAAAGATTATCCATTTACAGCAAGTATTGATGGAACAGATGCAACATTAGTATTAATTGATTTTGATATTAAGGGAGAAGTTGCAAATGGTATTACAGTAGTTGCAAAAGATAGAATTTTAGGACTTACTTTTACATCAGTACCTTTTACAGGTGGTGCAGGTGCTTATGATAATGAAGGAATGTTTGATGGATTATCTAAAAGATACCAAACAGTATTATTTGATAGAGCTACTAATTTTGATTTAGTTGAAACTTGGTTACAGTCAAGAATTAATATGTCAAACACTGTAAAAGGTGGACAGGGTATTACTATGATGAATGGTACATATTCAGAAGTTAAAGATTTTTGTAATAATAGAAATTCACAATCAATTACAGTAATTGGAAATGTAGATACAATGAAGTTTAATGCACTACCAATTTTAGCAGTTGCAGAAGTTGGAGCAATTAGAGCATTAAGACTTACAGATGGTGCAATTATCGGAAGTTATGTTTTAGATGCAGTTGAAGCTTATGGTGGTATCAATAAATCATCACTACCATATCACAACACACCATTAAGCTATGACGACCCTATTAACAAAATTGAAATTGAAGAAGTGCAAGATTTGAATGATGCAGGTGTTACACTTTTTATTCCTGCAACAGTAGGTGTAGTTTTAGGTAGTGTAAAAACACTTTATAAATACGACCTTTCAGGAATTGAAGATAAAACATTTAGATACCTAAATGCAATGGACACTTCTTTAGCAATTCAAGAGTACCTTTATGCAAATTCACAAAAAAAGTTCGGACAAACAAGAGCTACAGGTGGAGATTTAGTTGAAGGTGTATCAATGACAAATGAATTATCAGTAAAAGCTTATATAGTTTCACTTTATTCAGATTTAGTTGATATGGCACTTGCACAAGGTGGAGCAGAAGCAATAAAAGCATTTAAGAAAAATCTAACAGTTACTTTAGATAGTGCAAGTGGAACTTATAGTGTTTATGCACCAACACCAATAGTATCTCAATTTAGAGGTATGAATATGACAGTAGCAATTAGCTATGATATTGAAAGCTAAGGAGTAAGATTATGGCACAAACAGTTAATTATTCAGTACAGGTTAATGGGTCAGCAATAGCAATAGTTGGAAAAGTAAAGTTTAAAAAAGGCTATCCAAAAGTAAACACAAAAACAGCTTCAATAGGAGACCAAATTGTACCTTATGAAGATGTTGATTATACAGAAGCAATGGGAACAGTAACAATAAAGCTACCAAACACAGCTAAAAATCAAGGTTTTGTTTCAGATTGGCAAGAAAATAGAGGGAAAAATGCTTTGCACTTAACTGATAAATCATCAGGAGAAGTTGTTATCTTTAAACAACAATCAATATCAGAAGATGTAGAGTTTGAAGGCGAAGATTTTGATGTAGTATTTACAGGCGGACAAGGAGTGTAACAACTCTTTGTTCTAATATTTTAATAATAAGGATAACAAAATGGCAAGAAAAGTTTATGATTTAGTTGATGGGGTACAAGTATATGATAAAGATGCAGGAGATTATGTTTTATCAAAAGAATTAATCATTGATTACAAAGGTCAAAAAGGTAACACATTTGTAAGAAGTTTACAAGATAGAATATTTAAATATTTTAATGATTTACCAAAATCAGAAGCAAAAGAAGAAAAAAAAGATAAAGATGATGATGATTTAACAGCAGATGCAATTATTGGTATTGTAAGTATAAGTGGAAACAGTGCAGACTTGTATGATGCGATTATCAATTCACTAAAATCATTTGGAGAAATTGGTGGTAAAAAATGTACATCAGAAATGCTAGATGGATTAAGTGAAGATGATAACGATTTAATATACGAAAAGGTAATTGAAGATTTTTTGTCAAAAAAGGTTATCCAACGAATGAAGAGTATGAGCAAATAGCATTCGATATATGTTATTTTATGCAAGGTGGAGTGCAATATGAATACCTTATTGAAGAGATAGATATATTCAAATTCCAAAATTTAAAAAAGATGGTTAATAAATTGAGCAGAGAGCAAAAAAGAGAACTCAACAAAAAGTAACCATCTTTTTGTTATACTATTTAAGAATAATATAATAAAGAGATGATACAGGAGATTTAAGAATGGCATTTGATTATAGTGTGAATTTCACAGCAGTAGATAAAATAAGTAAAAAGATAGATGCTATAAACTCAAAGATGAGCAGAATGAAAAATAAAGCAAGTCAAGCTTCATCAGGAATACAAGAAAAATTAGGAAACTTAACACTAACTAGCACCTTCAAACTAAAAACTCAACAGGCACTACAAAAAGTAAAACAATTAAAGCAAAAAATATCAGAAGCAAAAGAAGATATACAAAACATAGGAGCAAAAGCAGGAGCAGGTGGACTTGCAGTTTTGTATGGATTAAGCAGAACAGTACAAGCTTATCAAGATGTAGCAAGGGCAAAAGGGGAAATAGCTTCATTGGGAATAAATGATGAAGGAATAAAATCAATAACAGATGAAGCAATTAAATTTAGCAATACTTGGGCAGGAACAGGAACAAGCGATTTTATAAGAGCTTCATACGATATTAAATCAGGTATAGCAAGTTTATCAGATATAGATGTTGGTAAGTTCACAGCAATAGCAGGTATGACAGCACAAGCTACAAAATCAACAACAGAAGAAATGACAAAACTATTTGCACTTGGACACGGAATTTATAGAGAGCAATTTGGAACAGATATTGAATTTGGAGAAAAGTTCAGTAGTGCAATATCAGGAGCAGTACAAGCATTTAGAACAGATGGTAGCGATTTGGTAAGTGGATTATCAACATTGGGTGCAACAGCAACAAAAATGGGTGTTTCATTAGAGGAGCAGTTATCTGTATTGGGTATGTCAAAAAGTGCATTTAATAGTGCAAGTGAAGGTGCAACATCATATAGAGCATTTTTAACAGGAGCAATAAAAGCAAATGAAGAATTTGGTGGAGAACTAACAGATAAAGTTACAGGTAAACTTTTACCAATGGCGGATATGTTAGAAAAAGTAAAAGCAAAAATTACAGGTATGGGATTATCAATGCAGAGTGCAAAAGCAAGTGAGCTTATGCAGAAATGGTTTGGTAGTGTTGAAGCAGTTAAAATGATAAATGCAACAATAGATAAAACAGATGAATTGAGAACAGCACAAACAAAACTTAGAGAAGGTATGGAAAGAGGAACGGAACTTACACTACAAATGGCAAAAGCTATGCAAGAAGGTAAAGAATTTGAACTAATGAGCCAACAGGTAACAAATGCAAGTATGGCAATAGGTGCAATATTTGCACCAGTTGCATTACAGATAGGTGGATTAATAGGAAGAATAACTTTATCAATACAAGAGTTCACAAAAGAAAATCCAAAACTTGCAAAAGTATTAGGATATACAGTTGCAGTATTAGCAACAATGGGAGTTGTAGCAGGTTTTGTAGCAGTAGCAATGTGGGCGGTATCATTACCAATATTAGCAATAGTAGGAGCAGTAGCATTGGTTGTAGTTGCATTAGTTGCATTGTATGTTTATTGGGAAGATATAACAGCATTTTTTATATCAAGTTGGAATAGAGTATATAATTATTTTGCAGAAGTATGGAACAATATTAAAATTGGGTTTTCAGAAGGATTATCTTTTATATCTGAAATGTGGCAACAGGCAATGTCATTTATATTTGGAGAAAATCAATTCCAAACTTGGGGAGATGCAGTAAAAGGTGTGTTTGATATGCTAACAGCACCAATAAGATTAGTTATTAGTTTGATAGATAGTTTTATGAGTAAATTTGAGATATATAATCAAGCAAAAGCAAAAGTAACAGATATTGCAAATAGTGCAGGAGATGCAGTTGAAAGTGGTTGGAATAATACAAAGAACTTTTTTGGTTTTGGAGATGAAGAACAGGTTGCAAAAACAGATAGTGGAATAAACACTATGCCTAAAAATCAATCAGTAATAGAAGTTAAGGTAACAGCAGAAAAAGGCACAACAGCAGATACAACAGCGAAAAGTACAGGTGCAGTAAATCTAAGAAACAAAAGAGGATAAAATGGCAAAAACACTACTTGTAAGCAAAATAGATAACATAGAGATTATGCAAGATGGAGATAGTGTTCTAACATCTGAAAATAAAAGCCACGAAAGCACAAAAGTTGTATTTGATGCAAGTGCAGAAACTAGCAAAGAAAGAGGAACAACAAAAACTGTAGATTTAGGTAAAGGTTCAGAGAAGCATAGTTTGAAGTTTTATGTACTTGACAGAAATCAAAATGATGCAATTTTGCACATAATAAGAGATTTGAGAACTTGTGTAATTACTGATAAGTACAAAGGTAAATTAACAGTTTATATTGATAGATACAAGATAACAGATAGTGATAAACATTTTGGTAAAACAGTATTTGAAATAGAATGTACAGTACAAGATGTAGAATACGCACCAACAGTAAACTACACAGCAAAATTAAAAAGTCAAGTTGCACAAATGGAATTGGAAATTGCAGAAAAAGTAAAAGAAATTGCAGAAAACGAAATAACAACAGTTGAAACTATTGTAGATGTTGCAACAGGTGCAGAAAATTTTGTAGATGATGTTATGAACACAATACAAAGCGGAATAAACGATATAGTCAGTTTGCAATCAGATGTACTAGATGCTTACAGTGGTGTAATGTCAAGGGTAAATAAGCTAAAGAGAATGGGAGAAACACTAAAAAATATAACAAAGTTTCCGCAAGATTTTATAGATTTAGTTATAGGTGCTACAAATGATAATAAAAAAACAAATGCACCAATATATGAAACTTTAGTAAGAGGTGTGGGGATAAGTAAAATCAATATAGATACTTTATCACAAATAGAATATATAGATGCAATGAAGCAGGAAAAAGCAAATCAGTTGAATAATTTAGTTGCATCAACAGCAGAAATTAAAAAAGCATTGAGTGATGATTTTGGTTCACAGCAAACATTTGAAACACATATAGAAATAGCATTAGAAAGACTTGCATATATTGGCTACAGCTATGAAGAAGTAGTTGATAAGCAACAGCTATTAAAAGCTTATGCAAATACACAAAAATATAGAAGTATGATTGAAATAGATATAACAACAACAAAGCCATTGACTGAAATAGTTTTTAATCTATATGGTAATTTAGATAATTATGATGAAATAGAAAAAATGAATGGATTTAAAGATAATGATATTGTTTATGGAACAGTAAAGGTTTATGAATGAAATTAGTAATAAATTCAGAATATGTAGCACTAGATGAAGTAAGTGCTACAATGAGCATACAAGACATAGCAAGGCAATTTACATTAGTAGATATATCAAGCACTCAAAAATATTTTAAAGGAGATGTAGTAGAGATATATGATAATAGTGATGTATTGCAAATAAAAGCAGAAATAGAATATGTTAAAGCTACAGGAGATGATAAAACAAGTGAGTTTATTTATGCAGGTAGAAACAATGCAAAATATATTGTTGATTGCTATGCAGACAAAACAATTCAATTTACAGAAAATCAAAAACTAAATACTGTATTAGATGAAATAGCAAAAGGATTTGGATTAAAAATAACAGGAGATGCACAGTTACCAAAGAATGAAATAAAAACTATTTTAATTGGAGATAATATCGGAGAAGCATTTGTAGAAATAGTACATAGTGCAGGACAAATAATAACAAGTGATGCAATAGGAAATATAGTAATACAAGATAAAGCAGATGTTGAAAAAGATATAATATTTGAATATGGTAAAAATGTTAGAAAAAGAAATTTTATTGAAGATACAACAGAAGTATATGATAAATATGTAGTAGTGTCTCAAAGCAACTATTTAATAAAACAAAGTCAAGATACAAATATACAGGGAAGCTATGGAAGCGGAAAATTTGTAAAAGTAATGCTATCAAAACATACACTAACTGAAACAGAATGTGAAAAACTAGCAGAGATAGAATTTAAGAAAGACACAAAAAACTCTTTTGATTATTCAATAGTAACAGATGAGACAGACTTGATTTTAAATGCGAAATATACAGTAATTGATAAAGCAATAGGATTAAATGAAGTTATGAAGTTAAGAACTATCGAAATGACAAAATCAACAAAAATAGATGAAGTAAGAATTTACTTAGAGAAAATATTATGATTAGATTTGGAATAATAAAAAAAACATTGAAGCCTTTTTTGGTTAGAATTTTAGGACTTGGCGGAGTTACAGAAAATAGGTTTATAAGTCCAAAAGGTTTATTTAGTAAGCCATTAAATGAAAAGGCATTAATTATAAATTTATCAAGTGGAACAAATCAAGATGTAGCAATGGCACTTCAAAAAGATATATCATTAGAAGATGGAGATGTATATTTAACAGATGATAAAAGTTTTATACATTATCATTATGCTACAGGAGATATAACTATGCAAACAAAGAAGTTAAAAGTTTTAACAGATGAAACAGAGCATACAACAAAAAAGTACACATTAAATACAGATGAATATACACTTAATTCAAAATCTACAAATTTATTAAGTGAAACAACAGAAATTGGTGGAAGTGTTACAAATAATGGAACACCTATAGATGATACACATAAACATACTCAAACAGCAGGAGATGATTATGGTGCAGGTGGAATTACTACACCACCAAATAGCTAGGAGCAAAAGATGGATTTTTTATTAAGCGATAACTTAGATTTAAAAGTTGAAGATGGTATAATTGGAGAACAAGCAGATGGAGAAACAACACTATTGACAGCTTTTTTTACAGATAAAAGAGTGAATGAGCAGAGAGGGTATTGGATTGATATTAAGTCAAGTGAAATATGGACATACGACCAAAGCAGATTAACAGATGAAATGGCTAGAAATTTGAGAGAAACAGCAAAACAAATAGCAGATGAGTTGGTAGATGAAAGTTTATACACAAAGATTGATACAGATGCTTACATAAGTGATGGACTAATGACACTTCATATTATGTGTTATGATAAAAAACAAATAGTTGTAGATAGAAAATTCGCAATATAAGGGGTGGGTATGAACGAGATATTAAATAAGCTAAAGGTTGATTTTCAATACTTAACAGGTTTTGTATATAAAGGTATGATAGCTTCAATTGGAGCAGGTTTTGCTTCAAGATTAGCAGAGTTTGCAAGTAAGTTGAGTTTCATTGAAAGAAATGCTTTTATATCTACAGCAGATAAAGAGTATTTGTATTTGCAAACAGGAAATTTATTGCCACCAAATGGAGCAGAAACAGCAGAAGGTTACGCAGTATTTTATGGAGATAGTGGTGCAATAATTCCAAAAGCGACACAGCTAAAAGATGACAAAGGAACTTTTGTAACATTAGCAGAAGCAACAATAAGCACAACAACACTAAGTGGAAATATTACAGTAGAAGATGGAATAGCAACTTTAATATATCCATCTCACGAAATAACAAATTGCAGTGGAACAGCAAATGGAGCTTATGTAGATATAACAGTAATAGATGCAAACACAATACAATTTACAGCAGGAAGTTTAGTAGATGGAGAAGCAGTAATTGTTAAAACTAAAAATACAGCAACAGTGCCTATAGTTTCAGAAGATAGTGGAGAAGTTGGAAATAGAAATTTAAATGATGTTTTAAAGCTTAAAATAACTATTGATGGGGTTGATAAAGAAGTAGGTGTTATATTGGTTTCAGGCGGAAAAGATGAGGAAGATGTGGAGAGCTACAGAGTAAGAGTTCAAGATTTTATAAGAAATCCACAAAGTCCATTTAATGATAATAATATTAAATATGTAACAAAAAAAAGTGTAAGCACATTAAAATATGTATGGGTTGAAAGTCCAATAGAAGGAGAAGTGCAAGTAGTAGCACTAAATGAAAATTATGGATTAACAACAGGAGAAGCAGATGCAATAAAAATTGCAGTCAAAGCAATAGCACCTGCACAAATGGACACAACAGTAATAAGTGCAGTTTTACCTACAGTTCAAAGTGTACAAGTTGTGATAGCAGACTTATATCCTGCAAGTGAAGGTTTGCAAAATGAAGTAGAAAAAAACATTAGATATATTTATGAAACAGATATGTATGAAAAAGGAATATCATCATCACTTTTAGAAGCAACGATATATAAAACTACAAGTGGAGCAGAAAAAGTTGAAAGTTTTACATTGGTAAGTGGAAGCACAGTTGCTACAGATAATACATTTTTCAAGTACACAGGTACAACATTTGAATAGGATAATATTATGAGTTTATGGTTTAACAGAGAAGGTCAAGATGAAATTTTATTAAAATATTTACCAAAAGGAAAAGTGTATAAACAGGCACATATTAAAGGAAGTAATTTTAATAAAATCATAAAGTGGATAGCAAGTGGTTTTACTTGGTTGGTAGATAAATATAATCAAACTTTCAAGGGATTGTATATTTGTGAAAGTGGATATTTGATAGAAGGTTTTAAAAAAGATTATGGAATACCAAACAGTGTATTTTATAATGCAGATGAAATTGAGCATAGAAAAGATATATTTGCATTAAAATATCTAATGAAAGGAAATACAGAATGGCACTTTAGAGCAATAGCAAATTTATATGGTTATGATGTAGATGTGTATAGTGGTAAAAGCTATTTCAAACAACATAGAATACCAAATAAAATACCACATAAATTATATGGGGATATTGAAAACATAAATAATATAATAGTGATAGTATTTTATAATAAAGAGGTTTTACCTTTACCGCACACAATTCCACACAGGCTAGGGAGCGGATTAAAAATATCAAAAGTTAAAAAGATATTTGATATAATGAAACAATCTCAAATTAAAATAATGTACAAAGACCCTACATTTACTTTAGTGACAGAGAATGTAACAGATTATATGCCTATAAGCATACCACATACACTAGGAAGTCAAGAAAAGATAACAACTGTATATGATGAGCAGGTAAATAATGAAAGAATAAAATTTTGTGTAAATCAATAAGGAGATTTAAATGTTAAATTACGGAACAAAAATAGATAACAATGAAACGAGTGCAGGAGTTGTAGTAGCAAAAGAATACAACTCAATTATGAGTGAGCAGAAAAATACAGTATTGCCATTTTTGGGGCTAGATGAACTAGACAATAAACAGCAAGTAAAAGCAATAGATATTGCAAGTAAAGCTATGTATTATTCAGATACAGGAACAGCAAATAGTATTATATTGTCAAGAGGTGCAACAACAGAAACAATAGAAACACTATTTGAGGGAATGGTAATAATGTTCACACCTGCAAATATAAACACAGGTGCAACAACAATAAAAATAAAAACACTTGATGCAAAGCCTTTATATTATGATGGTTCAGAATTAACAGCAGGTTTTTTAAGTTCAGAAAAAACATATACAGCAGTTTATTCAGTTGCGAATGGAAGATTTAATATACAAAAAAACTTTTCAGCAGGAGCAGAAGGTGGTGGAGTTTTAAATAATGCTTTTTCTAAGCCAGTAACAAAAGCACCATTATTTCAAAAGGTAAATGCTTCAACAATAAAAGTTCCTAGTGCTACAAGTATTGTAGTTGATGGAGAAACTGTAACATTGGAAACAGATACAAACTTGTCTTTAGATACAAACCTTGATACAGGTATAAAAACAGCAGGTACTGATTATTATGTTTATGTAAAAACTGATGGAACATTGTATTTAAGTAGTGATAATAATACAGGCTTAGGAAGAGTTATTGGTGGTTTTCATTATGGACTTGTAGGAGAAGCAGAAGTATCTACAGGCAGTAAAACTGAAACAATAATGACAGAGATAAGAGGTATAAATAAAAATTCATTTTGGGATTTAACTTGGCTACCTGCAAATGGAGATGCAAGAGGTATGCACTATAAGTTTGGAATATGGGTTGATATTTACCAAACAGATGAAGATTATGGAATTAGAGGATATTCTAAGGCAGGTGGAAAAATTGCAGGTGGAACAACTGATTATGGAAGAGGAATACCAAAAATACCATTAGTATTTGGTGGAGATGGAACTTTAACATACGGAAAATATACTTGGTTTCAGGCAAGTGAAGTTGGAAAAGCATTTAAGAAAAGACTTTTAAAATATGAAGAATTTATTGCATTTGCTTATGGAGTAGATGAAGGGAAATCATCATCAACTAATGGATATGAAACAACAGCAGGACAAATAGAGCATTATCCAAATTTAACAAGTGCAACAGGAATGGAACAGGCAACAGGTGTTCAGTGGGTTTGGGGTGCAGATTTTGGAACTTCATCATCAGGAAGTTATAATAATATTACAGATGGAAGAGGTAGTGTATATACAAACGCAAATCCAGTGCGTTTGGGTGGCAGCCGTGGCAGTGGCGTGGATGCAGGTTCTCGTTGTTCGGATTGGAGCTATTCTCTTTCGAGTTCGGGTTGGTCTGTTGGTTCTCGTTTCGCTTGTGACCACTTGATACTTGACTAACGAACGGAAGTGAGTGGAGAAATGCAAAAAAGACAATCTGAAGGCGGTTTAGTTATCATAGAAAAATATGATAAGTTTCTAAGCTATATATATCCACGACTTCAAGAGATACCACGAAAACACGGAATACTGAAAGAAAAAACAATTCTTTTAGTATTTCAACAGGCAGAACTAATATATAGACTTATAAAAACAAAGCCAATCAATAAAACAAAACTTTATGATTTAGATGCAGGACTTGCAACAGTTAGACATCATCTAAGATTTTTAGCAGAAACAAGAAATGTAACAGTAGTTTTTGATAAAGAAAGTGGAAAGTCAATAAGAAAAGAAGGTAAGTTTTTATTAGATAAAAAAGCACATACTACAGCATCAATTTTAATAGCAGAAGTTGGAAAAATAGTAGGCACAATGATGAAAGATAGCAAATAGAAAATAATCTATATTTGTTTATTTTTAAATTTTATTGGTATAATAATAAATAGGGCAAGTAAGACAGCAGTGATTTACTAAAGAAAGGTATAAAATGACAAAAGAAAGATTAGAAGAGCTTTTTGAATATGATAAAAGTACAGGAAATTTTATAAGAAAATGTACGACTTCAAGCAATGCTAAAAAACACACAATAGCAGGATATAAAACAAAAGAAGGATATATAAAAATATCAATTGATGGAAAAAAATATCTTGCACATCGTTTGGTTTGGCTTTATGTATATGGATATATGCCAAAACAGATAGACCATATAGACCACAATAGAGCAAATAACACAATATGTAATTTGAGAGATACTACACAAAAAGAAAATTGTAAAAATTCATCATTACGAAAAGATAATACAACAGGCATAAGTGGAGTGTATTTTGATAAAAAAAGAAAATTATTTAAAGTTCAAATTTCAAAAGGAAATAAAGATTTATTTTTTGGAAGATACAAAAGTTTTAAAGAAGCAGTAAAAGTAAGAAATAGTGCTTACTTTGAGTTAGAATATCATAAAAATCACGGAAAAAATTTATAAAACAGGAGTTAGAATATGCAAAATTTAATTACAGTACCAATGGTTGATGTTATATCAGAAATGACAGGAAGAACAGTAGTTATGAAAGATACAAGTTATGTATTTTTTGATACAAAAGAAGTAGTAGATGATGAAACTATGAATGAAGCAGTTTTATTGAAAAAACAAAAAGAAGATAAGCTTAACTTTGAAAAAAGTAAAGAAATAGGAGAAATTTACACATTGAACAATGTTGATTATGTTGTTTCTTTTATGAAAAATGATGCAGATGGAATGATGCAGGTAAGTATGGCTTTCCAACTAGGACTTACAGAAACAATTATAAACTTTGAAAATGGAACAAAGATGCCTATTAAAAGCACAGAGTTTGAAGAGTTTGCACTTTGGTTTGTTGGTAAAAGAAATAGCTATTTTGTTTAGGTAAGAATAATGAAAATAATAAAAAAGACAGGATTTAAAGAATATGGTAAAGAGAATAGAAAATATAGATTAGCAATATTTGAATGTGAAATATGTGGAAATATTGTTGAGGTTAATTTTGATTATGGGAAAAAGCAAAAGTCTTGTGGTTGTTTATTTCATAAAGATAGCTTGAAAAAATCAAAATACAATTGGCTTTATTCAAGATTTAGAGATATGAAGAAAAGATGCTACGATAAAAATTGTGATGCCTATAAAAATTATGGAAAAAGAGGAATTAAAGTTTGTAGTGAATGGAAAAATAATTATAATGCTTTTAAAAAATGGGCATTAAAAAATGGTGCAAAAAAGCACTTAGAAATAGAAAGAATTGATAATGACAAGGATTATGAGCCAAATAATTGTAAATTTGCAACAAAGCAAGAAAATACGCAAAATAGAAGAACTACAAAGTTAAGTTTTGATGCAATAAGAGATGCAAAAAAACTTATAAAAGATGGGTATTCAATTAGAAGTGTATCAAAGCTTTTTGGTGTTTGTCATACTACAATGGCAAGGGCAATTAAAAAAAAGACTTGGAGCAATTATAATGATTAATTTTCATACTGGAATAAAAATTAAGCCATTATTTAATAATAGGTTTGAATTATTGGAGAGTTGGCAATGTAAAAATGTAAAGGTGCCAAAAGGATTTGTTACAGATGGGGCTACAATTCCTCGTATTTTTTGGTCGTTTATTCCACCATTCAAGCCAAAATTTTTACCTGCAATAATTATACACGACTATCTGTGCGATAAAGAAATGTATAAATTAGCAGATGATTTATTTGAAGAAGTATTGTTTGATATAGAAATTTCTTGGAAAACAAAAGCAATGGTTAAGGCAGTAAGGCTTTATCATAAGATAAAATATTAAAGGAACTGGTTTGGATAAAGTTTTAGCAGTAGTTAAAGAAACAAGATTGTTTTTAACTTTTATGGGTACAACAGGAATTGTATCGGCTTTTAAATGGGATATTGTAATGGGTTATGTTTACACATACAATATACACTTAGGTGTAATTACATTAGTAGGAATATATGTAAATCATAAGTTGAGCAATAATAGGCACAGCAGAACAGAAAAAGTACAATCAGAGTTGCAACAGCAGATAAAAGACATTGTACTTGAAAACACAAAAGACCAAATAAGAGCAGAGATAAGACAGGCTTACAAAGACTACAAGGAGATAGATGAAATAGACTTTGAAACAAGCATAAAGTATCTTAGAGATTTGAATAAAAAAAGAGTTGAGTTGCAAATAAATTCATATACAGATGATATGATGAATAGTTTGTTGAGTAAGATAAAAATAAAGTAAAAAGGAAAAATATGAAAAATTGGAAGTCTTTATTATCTTGGTTTCTATTTATGGTAGCATATAATTACACATTATACACAGGAAAAGAAGAACCTATTGTTTACACAGCAGGATTATTTGCAGTTTTTATGTCTTTTGCTATGATGTTTAGAAGTGAATTTACATCAGATATGATAGCAAAGCTAATTGATAACATAAAGTTAGGAAAGTAAAAGCATATATTTACCAACAATTTGTTATAATATACCAATAAAGGATTAGAGATGATAACACAAAAGTATGTAAAAAGTATTTTAAATTATGATAAAGAAACAGGAATATTTACTTGGAAAGTAGCGAAGGGAAGTCGTGGAAAAATTGGTAATATTGCAGGTAATGTAAAAAAAGATAGTGGTCGCATAGTTATAGTTATAGATAAAAAGAATTATAAGGCACATAGACTTGCTTGGCTATATGAATATGGCTATATGCCAAAAGAACACATAGACCATAAAAATCATAATACATTAGATAATAGTATTAAAAATCTAAGGTTAGTAACACATCAGGTAAATATGAAAAACAGAAGCATACCAAAACATAATACAAGTGGTGTTATGGGTGTATGTTGGAGTGAAAAAAGAAATAGATGGTATGCACAAATAGCACTAGATAGAAAAAATAAATTCTTAGGATATTTTACAGATTTTTCAGATGCAGTAAATGCAAGAAAAAATGCAGAAGTCTTATATGGTTATTACAAAAATCACGGAGCAGAAAATGTTTAGTACAATAAAATTATATATTGGTATGTTTGTTGGAGCAGTTACACTTGGTGTACTTGCTTATATGAAATATCTTAAATCTACTAATGAAGAGCAAAAAGAAAACATTGATAGGCTAAACAAAGAGATAAAAGTAAGAAAAGAAGTTGCAAAAGATGAAGTTAAAAAACAAGTATTTGATGCAAAGCAAAAAGTAAGAGCAGAAGAAATAAAAAAGACTGAAATTACTTTAGATGAAATTGAAAAGGAGATACATAAAAATGAAGAAAGTTATAATCAGCACAGTAGCAATGATGATGGCTTTATTACTAGCAGGGTGTAGCACAAAAACTGAATATGTGTATATCAAGCCAAAGCCTTTTGATTTTCAAACAGTAGAACAACCAAAGGCAAGAGCAATAGATGTAAGAGCTTCACATCTAAAACTTTATGAAGCATATATAAAAAACTTTAGAGATATAATTGATTTTCAGAATAAGCAAATTTTAGATTATAAAAATAGTTTTAATCTTGAAAATAAAAAAGAGGAGAAATAGGTGTATAGTTTTGGAAAAGTATCAAAAGAAAGACTAGATACAACACATAGAGATTTGCAATTGGTTTGCAATGAAGTAATTAAACATATTGATTTTTCAATACTAGAAGGCACAAGAACACTTGAACAGCAACAACAATACTTCAAAGAAGGAAAGTCAAAACTAGATGGAATTGCACAAAAATCAAAACATCAAAGCTTACCATCTTTAGCAGTTGATGTAGCACCATATCCAATAGACTTCAAAAATGAAGATAAAGCAAAAGCAAGATTTTATTTACTTGCAGGATATTTTTTTATGGCAAGTGAGAAACTATTTGAAGAAGGAAAGATAAATCATAAGCTAAGATGGGGCGGAGACTGGGATAGCGACAAAGAGTTTAAAGACCAGTCGTTTGATGATTTGCCACACTTTGAACTAATAAAAGTATAGACCACTAAAATAAACAAAAATGTGTAGCATAAATAATTGTTACACATTTTTATACTCTACATACACATATAACAATAAAATTTACAACAAACTACACAAAAAAACAAAAACACTTGACAAATACACAAAAACTTGGTATAATTAGGGTATCAAAAGAAAGTTAAGGAGTTTTAGAATGACTAAAGCAGATTTTATAA